ATCCCACGCGGCATCCCACGCGGCATCCCTCGCGGCATCCCACGCGGCATCCCACGCGGCATCCCTCGCGGCATCCCTCGCGGCAGCCGCGTCTCTGCGTACAGCTTCCAATGTCGGCATCAGTGCCGGGCACTGCGCGAAATCGGTTATTTCCGGAAGGGCTTCGAGAAGGGCTGCCTGATCGTTCAGTTTCGCTGCGCGCAGCCACGCGGGCGTGTGCACGCGTACAAGCCAGTCCGCCGCCATCGTGGCGCGGCGCTGTTCAACGGCAGGCGTCGATTTTGTACCAATCAGTTTGGGGATAAGCGGCAGGAGAAGGCGGTCGCGATCCTCATCGGTCGGCAGCGCATCGTTCCAGGAGCGCATGAAGGTAGAGATGACTGGGCAGGAGCATGCCGGCGAATCGGACCACGGTTCGCCCGCGACATAGGCCACCGCCTCCATCACGCAGAAGGCAACGCCCGCATCGTGCGAGCCTTCCTTCAGCGTGACGACCTCCGCCAGACGTTCTGGAATAATTGAAGCCTGCATTTCCCGCTCTCCCATCCGAAGCAGTGTGGGGGATGGATATACGCATAGTGCGTAACCCTGTCAACGTATAATGCGTAATAATTTCACGCAGACTGCAAAATGATCGAATCAGTAGGCTTGTTGCCCAACGCTCGGGGAGGGCCGCGAGATGAAAAAGTGTCTGGTGTTGGCCGCGCTTGTAACGGCCGCTGCCGCCGCCGCGGTGGCTCAACCGTCCGAAACACCCAACGGTTGTCTACATCAGCCTTTGGCGGCGTGTGTGGTATGGCTCGGGCAGAACATGACGATTACGAGCGACTTCGACGCTCAGCGCGCGCTTGCTGCGCAGCCCGAGGTCGACGTGAATGGCAAGCCATTGCCGGGCCCAACGACGGCAATGGTAATGGGCGACATCGACGGGCTAGGAATCGTCCCGTCGCTGCCAGGACATTTCATGGTGAGCATGGACTTGGCGCCGGACAAGACCGTCAAGGGCATCGAGGTCGGCTTACCGAATGATCCAGCCCACGCGCAGACGAGCGCAGAGTATGCGCGCACCGGACTCTGGCAGGCCCTCAATATGATGATCGGCACGCCCTGCGTTGATGAAGCGACTGCCTATAGATTCTTCGAAAACTCAGTAAAGCCCACAATTTCGCAGCCTAAGAAAGATACGTCACTTGATTCGATCCACGCTAGCGAGTCGTTTTTCCGCCACTCCGCGCAGGTCCAACTCTGCGGGCACAAATTCTCCTATTCGTACCTTATCGGGACCGATACGAACGACATCTCGTTGGAGAATCCGCATGGTGTTTCGTCATTGATCGGTGTTCATTTCGAGTGATTTTCGTGGTGTTTTCTTCCCTAGCGTCGATGCCGCCGGTAGCTGTGATGCTCGATCATGGTGCCTATTATGCGGCCAGGATTCTTTGCGTCTAGCGTGATCGTGTGCCAAGCGTCGTTGAGCGGGCGAAGTTCAATAATCGGCCGGTTCTTAGTATCGAACCCTCTTAGCCGATATTGCTTGAATGTGGCCTCTTCTTCACGTTGCTCCTTCGCGACCACGAAATCGCCTGGATGTGGAAGCACATCGGGGTCGATTGCGACCCTGTCGCCTTCCCGAAATCTATCCGCCATTGAGTCGCCTCGGATTTCCAAAGCAAAGGCGTGTGGGCCCATGGGCGAATCGACGGCCATTTCACCGAAACCGCCTCCCTTCGGATATGGGTCCGCAGCGTCTGTCCATGCGCCCGCCTGAACATAGGAAATAACTGAGACAGGGCGACCGCGCACCATTGCGCGCACCTTGGGGTCCACAAGCGCCAGCAAATCGGCCTCAGTGATTGGCGGGTCGCCAAGGCCTTCCAGAACGGCAGTGAACCGCCGTGCCATTTCTAGCTTCAGAAAATCCCCCCGGAAGTCCGATTCCGAGAAATAGCGTTGCACCGAAGATGCCCCTTGGTACCCAAGCTTCTCGGCCACGGCTGCCATTGATAGTCCAGAACGTCTCAGCAGCCGCTGCAATTCGGTCGGCACTGAAAACGCACTTTGCGGCTTGGCTTTACGCATTGTGGAAGGTTGACGAGAAAATTTTACGTCTTCCACGTTGACAATATACGCATGATGCGTAATTCTCGGCGCATGGAGAACACCATCGACCGCGTTATCGATGCCTACGGTGGCCTGGCTGGCCTCGCGAGAGCGCTGGGGCACCGGAATTCCTCGACCGTTCAGGGGTGGCGCAACCGCGGTCGCGTGCCGATCACGAAGATTCGCGATGTCATCGCGCTCGCCAAGGCTAAGGGCCTCGAATTCACGCCGGGCGACTTTGTGCCGGAGAGCTCGCCCCCCGCCAACGATTCACAAGAGGTCCGCGCGTCATGAGCTGGCTGTACCTCGCGAGTGCAATTGCGGCCGGGGGCATGCCGGCGCTGATCGTGCGCGATCTCGTCAAGCGAGCCATCGAGCGCCACGACCGCCGAGTCATTGCTCAGCGACAGGCCGAACGCGATCGGGAGGCTCAGAAAAGCGTGCGCGAATTGGTCAGGAATCAGCGCGCCGGAGGCTGCCTTGCGGACCTGTGAGCTTCGCCTCGTGCATCTCCACGAGCACCCTCTGAAATTCGGCGACCGCCGCGAGCGCGCCCGGAGGATCGCCGTGCTCGCCGACTGCGCGCCGGCCAACGACGGCTGCGGCCAAGATGGCCGCAACGATGGATTCCACCTTTCGGTCTTCCATGAATTTTCTCCTTCGCTTGGTGTCTCAGAAGTTCCGAGCGTAGCGAACGCGGCGGCTGGCGTCATGTCAGCCCCGCGCCGGTTTCCCACCAACACTTCGGCGCATGAGGGATGATGGACGGGCTTCTAATCTCTGCCGGGGTCCTCATGCTTGCGGTCGTTCTCGCATTGGGGATGTGCATCGCCGCCGCCCATGAAGACGAGAAGTCCCGCCTTCGCATGGAGGCGGAAGAGTGATGTTTCTCGACGCTCCCGATCGCGCGCCAGGCATGCTCCGCTTGCGAGACGTGCCGCCCACCTCGAAGCAGGCTGTACGCATTCGCGCGCAGGCCGCGATGCGGCGCACCGAGAAACACCGGCTCGCCGAATCGATGCGCGCGCTCCGCCCGAACGGCGGCACGCTCGGCCTCACCCGCAACCAGGCGCGCTGTCTCGATTTCATCCGCCGCTACATCGGCGAACGCGGCGCATCGCCCAGCTACGACGAAATCCGCCTGGCCATGGGCTTCGCCAACAGGAGCGCCGTCTTCCGCATCGTCGGCCAGCTCGTCGATCGCGGCTTCGTCAACCGCGCCGCAGGCATGGCGCGCTCGATCACCATAGCCGCGCCGCCGCGCTCCTGCTGCCCGAACTGCGGGCACGATCTCTCCGGTGCTGCGCAATGATCCCCTCCGCCAGCGCCCAAAATTATCAAACGAGTGGCGAACGCCAATCGACAAAATTCCGCACAACTGTTTCTCGCGGCCTGCGCGGAAGTGATCTGCGGAAGAATGCGAATAACTCTTCCTCGCTGTCGGCGCTGTCCACTTCCCAACTGATCAGAGAAACGCAGGCGATCGTTCTCCAATTCCCGACGGAGCAGGTCAAAGAAGAAACCGGTCTTTGCCCGCGCGCCATCGAGAACCAGAAGAACGGCGAATCTTCGATGTCGCTCAAGGCGATGATCAACTGGTGCCGCGCCAATCCGCGCGTGCGGGCCGAATTCATGCGCCTGATGGGCTGTGATGGTGAAACCGACCCGGATTTCATCCAGGCGCTGAACCTGCTCGTACAGTCGCGAATTCGCCGCGAAGCCGAAGTCGAGCCGATCGATACCGGCGATGTCGAGCCCGCGCCCGTGGTGCGCGATCTTCTGGCGGGAGCGAAGCAATAATGCGCCCCGCTTATCCCACTCCGCGCGAAAGGCACCTGATGGCGCATCTTGCGGCACTTAACGGCCGCGAGTTCGACCACCGGGCCTACTGCCGCGAACAGGGCATTCAGGATGTCACCGCGACGCTCACGCGCCTGATCTACGAAGACAAGATCCGTCGCGATGGCCGCAGCTATGCGGTCTTGGCACCGAAAGAAGGCGCGAAGCCGGCAGAAGTACAGGGCGCCGTTCGCGAATCCGGCATCGCCTCGCCCACGAAATTCCAGCTTATGACGGGCTTCACGCGTAAGCGACGCCGCCTCTATGAGGATGTGCGCCCATGACCTGGCGCCCCAACCTCAAGCTCCGCCCCGGCCGTCGCAAGACATTCGACGCCAAACATAACCAATTGTACGCCGAGGTAGAAGCCCAACGCGCACTTGCGAAGCAATACGAGGACGACATCAACCTTGTGCCGGAATCGCATTTCGACGGCGACCAGGTGCGCCTCGATTTCGAGAGCAAGCAGGATCGTCGTGCCGAACGTCGGCAACGCTTTGCGCAGACCGGAGCGTACGACTGATGGAAAAGCAGGAACGCGCTCTGCTCCGCCGTGTCGCCAGGGCCTATGTGCGCGAGGAAGGCCGGTATGCGCGCTATGCCGAACGCGGGGCTACCGATCTTGCGACCGCAGCCCTCGCACGCATGCAGATGATCGAATCCTGCATCGAGATCAAGGAACGCAGCCAGAGCTGGCGGGAAACGGCAGCGGGCTGAAACAAACGAAGGGGAAGCCATGACAGAGGCTTTACGCAAGAACGTACCCGGCGAGCAGTTGCGTTCGCTTGTCGAGCGCATCGAACGGATTGACGCCGAAAAGAAGGGGCTATCCGAAGATCGCGCCGCGGTGATGGCGGAAGCCAAGGCGGCCGGCTTCAACACCGGCGGCATCACCTACTGCATCCGCGTCCGCAAGATGAAGCCGCGCGATCGGCAGGACGCGGAAACCATCCGCGACCTCTATCTCCACGCGCTCGGCATGGATCAGGAGCCGCCGCTGTTTCGGCAGATCGCTGCAATGGCGAGGGACAATGCGGCGCGCGACGAGCTGATCGATGCCTGGAAAAAGCTCGTTCCCATTGGCGGTGAGGTGATCGTCAAGTCGACGGGCAAGCCAGTGCGCATCTGGCGTGACAAGGGCGGCGAAGCGCATCACGAGGATTATTCGCCGCCGGAACCGGGAGTATCCGGTAACGCCGGCGCGAAGCCCGCGCCGCGGGAGAAACGCGACGTTCCCGATTGTACGGCGGACGAGGCGCAAGCGCTCGGCCGGGAGGCGGCAAAACAGAACATCGCCGTCATCGACAACCCTTTCCCTTATGGCGACGCTCGCCGCGCACGATGGGATCGGGGCTGGCGCGAAGGCAGCGGCAACGACGGCATGGGCGGAGACTGACGCTCTATGTTTACCCTTCGCCAGCGCGTCTCCAACCTCGAAGCTTTCGGGCAGGTGTTCGAACCGCAGGAAGCGGACGAGCCCATTCTTGCCAGGGGCGTCCGCGGCGCGCTTCTCGAATGGCTGACGGAGGTGTGGGCGGAAGAAGAACTCACGGCGCTGAACATCAAGCCACGCAAGAAGGCGATTTTCGACGGCCCGCCCGGCGTCGGCAAAACCACGCTCGCGCATCATCTGGCTGCGCGCCTCGGACTTCGCATGTTGGCCGTACGTCCGGAGCGCGTGATTTCAAAGTACGTCGGCGAGACCGGGCAGAACATCGGCGACATGTTCGACCTGGCTGCGGACAAGGACAATCCGGTCGTTCTGTTCCTGGACGAGTTTGATTCCTATTCGCGCCAGCGCCGCCGCTCCCAGCAGGCGGCAGACGATGGCCGCAACGAGGAAGTGAACACGCTGCTGCAGCGTATCGAGCAGCATGACGGGTTCCTGATCGCAGCCACGAATTTCGGCACGCATATCGATCAGGCGATCTGGCGTCGTTTCGACATTCACATTTCGCTTGATCTGCCCGGGCAGGCGGAGCGCGAGAAGATTTTCGCGCGCTACCTTGCGCCGCACGGCCTTCCCAAGCGTGCGCTGGCGGAGATCGCGCTGTCCTTCGAAACCGCGTCTCCGGCGCTGATCCGGCATTTCTGCGAGAACTTGAAGCGCAGTCTCGTCGTTGGGCCGAAGTTGAAACTCGACATGCGGCGCGAAGCGGTTATCGGCCGCCTGCTTTCGATCGTACAGCCGCATCCCGATCTCGGAAAACCGCGCCTGTGGTCGAACGGCGAAGCCGATCACGCCGTCAAGCTGATGCCGTGGCCGCTGCCAAAGGCAAGCGACATCGTCGAGGCGCGCGAGGAAACGGAAGCCTCCGCCGAAGAGCTTGGCCGCAAAGCGGCGCGCGACGGCAAGAGCATCATCGACAACCCCTTCGGCTTCGGCGATCCGCGGCGTGCGCGCTTTGACGAGGGCTGGCGCAAGGAATCCGAAACCGACGGCATGGGCGGCGGTAACGTTGTACCGCTGCACGGCGCGACGACATGAGCGAATACTGGATCGTCACATCCAAGGATTACGAGCGGCACAAGAGCCTGCCCGAAGCCCTTGGCGTGCGCGATTTCCTCCGCCGCCATTGCCCCGATACGGAATTCTTCGTGCATCGCTGCAAAGCCTCGCTGCATTCGGCGAAGCATTTTCCCAAGGTGGTCGAACTGCTGCGCGATATCGTTGCCGATGGCGGGTTGAGCGCGGCCAATCTTGATCGCGCCCGCGTGCTGCTCCTGACCGTCGATAACCGGCGCGAAATGCCGGTTGCGAAGAACGCGCCGCCGGAATTTCGGCCAAGGGCTGCCGCATGATCATCCGCGGCATCATACGCTTCGACACGAAGCAGGTCATGGCGGCAAAGCGCGGCGCGCTTACGCAATATCGCGCGCCCGCCCATGTGTACGACGCCGATGCACAGAAGGGACGCAGGCTTACGATCTGGGGCCGCGCCCAGATTGGCGATCTCTTCCGGGTTGTTGAGCCCGCGGTCTATTACACCGCCTTCAATTGCCGTAGCGACAATGTCTTCCCGGCCGATTTCCCCCGCGGAATGGCACACGCGCCGCAATGGATTGCCGGGCGCCGCCATCTCAAGCGCCACGGCACGAGCGGCGAAAAGCGCGCGCTTCTCGTCGTCGACAAGCGCCTCGAGCGGCTGAATTCCATCACGGCCGCCGATGCCGAAGCCTCAGGCGCGGAAATGCATGTACGTGCGGGCCGCCCCTACTATCGCATGGGAGACGACAACCGCTGCGAAGGCATAACCCCGCAGGAGGCCTTCCTTGCCTGGTGGAAGCGCCTGTACGGCGAGATCAGCCTGAAAGCGAATCCGGAAGTCGCCGTGATCGAATTCCGGCTGATCGAGGAATGCGCCGCCGATTATCTCGGCAAGGCAAACGACGGTGATCTCGGCGCGCTCACCGCCGCCGATGAAGCCATAGGGGAGCGCGCGGCATGAGCCGGAAAATCACGCTCTATCGCGACGACAGCACCGTTCAGGTGATTTACGAGAACGTGAAGGCTGCCTTCTGGACGGCGGGCAACACGGTTTTCGTAATCTCGCAGTTCACGAATAGGCGTACGGGCGCGCATCGGTACATCCATTGGCCGCGTGAGCGATTCTGCTGGTTCAAGGACGAGCCATGACGCGGAAACCTACAATCTCACCCGGCGCCCGCGCCGAACTGATCGAGCGCGCCGTACGCCGCTGCACCACACGATGGCTTAGGACGCTGATCGTCCGCATGGCGCGAAGCTACGGCCCCGCTGCGCTTGAGATTCTATACCAGGAAACCGTGGTGGAAATCCGCCTCACGTTCCGTGAACTCGCAAAGGCGCAGACATGAGCGTCACAGAACGCGAAGCGTCTGCGAACCATCGGCGCCGCCTTGCGCGAAGCCAGCAATCGCTTTCGGCCAATCGCGCGCCGGTAACCTTACCAACCCTTCAGCGCATCTATTCCCGCGCGTGTTTCAGCAGCGAGACGAAATTGGAATTCGTGGCCCACTTTGCAGACGGCCAGACGCTCACATGGCCCATGTCCAGGGCGGCGCGGGCACTTCTGCTTTCCGATCTTGCGGAAAGCTTCATCGCCGAAGCGGGGGCGCGGCCATGATCATCCGCTTCCTTTTCGACCCCCGCGTGTTCAACTGGATCATCATGAGCTTGTACGCCTGCGCCGTGCTTCGCTGGCTGATCGCCTGGAAGCCCTATAACGCAGGCTACTGGTTTGGCGCGCTCTGCATCACCGTCTGTGTCACGTGGGGATACCAGAAGCCGTGAGCGCAAGGCTGATCCATGCCGATTGCCTAGACGCGCTGGCCACACTTGAGCCGGAAAGCATCCATGCGATCGTCACCGATCCGCCCTACGGCCTCGGCTTCATGGGCCAGCATTGGGACAATTCCGTTCCGGGTGTGGATTACTGGCGCGCCTGCCTTCGCGTGCTGAAGCCCGGCGCTCACCTTCTCGCTTTCGCCGGAACCCGCACCTATCACCGCATGGCCTGCGCGATCGAAGACGCAGGATTCGAAATTCGCGACATGGTGACTTGGCACTACGGCAGCGGGTTTCCGAAATCGCATGATGTCAGCAAGGCGATTGATCGTCACAAGGGCTGCGAGCGCACGAAGGTTCGTATTCCGGCGTCGGAGCTAAAAAATCCCCCAAACTTAGTTGGCGGCGCAAAAGGAAATGACGACCGGCCTTGGCGTCAATCTGCTATAGAACGCGGTTTTCACGAGGCCGTGTCAGACGAGGCCGTGTCATGGCGCGGCTGGGGAACGGCGCTAAAGCCCGCGTCCGAGCCAATCGTATTCGCACGCAAGCCCCTCTGCGGCACGGTTGCGGAAAACGTACTGCGCCACGGCACGGGCGCTCTGAACATCGACGCTTGCCGTATCGGCTACACAAGCGAAAACGACAAAGCAGCAGCAGCAGCAGCAGCAGAGCAAAGATCGCGCCAGACCGACCGCAATTTCGACGGTTGGGGTATGAATTCACAGGATTTGGCCGGCGATGCGTACATGAGCGGTTCGGCTGGCAAAGGCCGCTGGCCCGCCAACGTCTGCCACGATGGCAGCGAAGAAGTGCTGGTGGGGTTTCCCCAAACAGCGAGCGGAGAATTCCTGCCGCATCACCAAGCCAAAGGTGCCTCTAAAATTGGCACCTTTGATATCCGTGACCGCTCCGGAGAAGCACATCCAACGTACGGGGATAGCGGCTCCGCCGCGCGGTTCTTCTACTGCGCCAAAGCAACGACAGCCGATCGCGACGACGGGCTGATTGATCTGGAATTGCGCCGTCACGTTGCCTGGCAGACTGGCAACGGCGCGGCCGGAAAGCCATCAAGCCTTTCGGAGGGCCGCGACACCCAGCGCCGCAACACGCATCCCACGGTCAAGCCAACGGCATTGATGCAATGGCTTGTACGGCTGGTCACGCCGCCGGGCGGAATGGTGCTCGATCCCTTCATGGGCACGGGCTCGACCGGCCGCGCCTGTGTGCTCGAAGGATTCGATTTCATCGGCATAGAGCGTGAGGCGCATTACGTCGAGCTGGCGCGTCTGCGTATCGCGGCAGCGGAACGCAAAGCACCGTCACCAACAATCGCCGATCTATTCGCCAATTTGCTCGTACAGAATGCACCAAGCCTGTCTAACCGCGATCTAAGCGCGGATGGCAAGCCATGCCTGGAGGACGCTGCGAACGGCAATCCTCCCGTTGATGAGCCCCGATGTAACCCGTCCGGCGTAAGTCCCGCGGAGGAATCGGACCAAGGCTGCGTAGGTGAGCGTTCGCGCCGGCGTACAGAGACGGAAACGGCGGAGGTGCAGGCTTTGGAAAAGCCAGAGCAATGCGCTTCCGCCGCTCCCATTAAGGTTGATGATTTCGAAATACCCGCATTCCTGCGGCGCGACCTCCCGCGTGCGGAGGTTGCATGAGCCCGGGCGATGTCGTAAGGCAGAAGAGTACGCTCCAACCCATCATGGCAATTGTGCGCCGCTATGAAGGCATCAGCAACTTTGTATGCTGGACCTGCGCATGGACCAATGACAAAGGCGAGATTTGCCACCGTACATTCGTGGAATCGGCGCTTGAACCTTACGTTCCCGCCAAAAAACGGGAGCGCGAACCGGCATGAGCATCATTCACGCTCTTTTTCGGTTCTACTTTTCCAATAACTGGGCCAGCGGCTGGTGTTGTGGACTCTACGCAGCCTATTTCGGCGGCAGGCTTCTTGACGTCATCTGGCCGAGACGCTCATGAGCATCGACGTCCAGACCGTTATTCGCGAAACCTGCCTCTATCGTGGCGGGGAATTCGCGGTGCTGATGGCCATGGCCGACAGCGCTAATACAGGCGATGGGCGCGGCATCTATCCCGGCATCGATCTTCTCGCGGCAAACGCGCGCCAATCGATCCGCCAGTGTCAGGAGAACATCCGGACGCTCAGGAATGACGGCGTCGTGATCCTCGTCGACGAAGACGGCGAAGATTGCGCGCCGGATGTTCCAGCCGCCGGCGGTCGCGGCAAAAAGACGGAATATCGCATCGATCTGGAAAGGGTGTTGTCCCTTCATGGTTTGCATGTGGAGCAGGACGAGGCCTCCGGACGCAAATGCGAGTTCTGTCGCGCGCGCGAAAAGCGCCTCGCGAAAAGGGTGAAGTCTGGCGCACGAAAGGGTGCAGTTTCCGACAGAAAGGATGCAGTTTCGAACACAAAGGGTGCAGTTTCGGGTAGCGCATATATAGAACCCACTAACCCAACTGAACCCATTGAACCAACGCAACGCGCGCGCGCGCAAGACGCCGCTGGCGCGGAAAGAAGAATGAAAACGGGTTTTGCCCGCTGGTTCGGCGAATATCGCCAGGCGCCCAACTTCAAGAAAACCTGGACGAAAGATTCCGCCCGCGCCGCATGGGAGCGGCTTGGCGACGACGATCCGCCTGATGCGCAACTGATCGAGGCCGCGCGCCGCTACGTGCGCTGGCTGAAAGATCAAAACGCCAAGCGCGCGAGCAACAACCCAGAACCGGTGCACCATCCGGCAACATGGCTCATGAAGCGGTGCTGGAAGGGATTTTTGGAGAACGAAACCGAGAAGCCGGATGGCGGCGAACACGCGGAAAAGCTCGCACGATTCCGGAAGGAATTTGGGGAATTTGCGGATCGCCTCGTCGCATCGCTGACCGCACCGTTCTGCGCCGAATGGCTTGCGCGCTGCGTGCTTTCAAGCCGCGCGCCGCCGAAGATCGAGGCGTCCACACCGTTCATCCGCAACTGGCTCCAGATGAACGCAAGGCGGAAACTGGAACACATATTTGGCGAAGACCTCATCATTGAAGTGCAACAACAGGGCAAAGCCGCGGCGTAGATGAGCGATTGTTTCACAGAAACACGATGTGCAACAGCGCCGGATGTTTCACGAGAAACAGGATGTGCAACGCCATCGCGGCAAGTTCAGGCCGCCGGTCGTAGCCGCTACCGCAAGCACGCGAACGGGACGTGCTCAATGTGCATGGAGCGTCCGTACGTTTACGGCCGCCGCTGCCGCGAATGTGCAACGCTCTACATGCGCAACTGGCGCGCCAAAAAACACGAGGGGCAAAGTGGGCAAGAGAACCGGTAAGCCTAGAACCAAAGAAGCGGACCGTTATCCCCCGATCTGTCTGCCATCGCAGCGGTTCGGCGAGCATGGTTTTGTTGGTATCGGTGAGCGCAACCGTGTTTCCGATCTGCTGAAACGCGACAAGTTGGGCCACAAAGCGCCGGTCGGGCATGACGGCGACGCTCCTGAATCGATGGATGCGCGCGATTTTCCCGATGTCGATGTTGATGGGAAGCGTGAGCCTGTCAAAGGGCCGATGAACATCAATTGCGATAAGATCGAATATCTCTACGCGCACGGGCACATCGAACTTAGTCAGGCGGAAGCGGCACGCCGGTTGCACAAGGATTGGACGACGGCGATGATTTTGCCGATAGCCTCCAGCGTGCTCGTTGGAGCCGGTGGCGCGAACGAATTGCCGAACGACGCGAAAGCCGCGGCAATGAAGCGCCACGGCCTGGCAGTGGAAGTGCTTGGCGAAAACTGGTCGATCCTCGAACTCGTCGTGCAGCAGAACAAGTCTGTCGAACAGGCAGCATCCATGCTCCGCGTGAATCGCAAATTTGCGATGGGTTGCCTGTCGGCAGCGCTGTGGTCTCTCGCTGCACATTACAAGCGGGAGAAAATTGCACTTCAGGAATGGGAAAATTGTCGGCGGGTCAAAAATGCCGCTTGACAAGGGTACCGCTCGCGAGCATCAAAAGCGTACGACTGATTTGCGCGTCTGAATCGCGCCGAATCGGCGAGCAAATCCCGGAAAACCCCAAGACTGCGATGGCGCTGAAAACGATCGGCCCGCGCGTTCGCGCCCTCGAAATCCGCGCTGCCAAACCTCCGCCCAAGACGGCGGACCCACACTACCTCACACCTGAGCATCAGGTGTGGGCCGAGGCAGTGAAGCGGCGCGCCGACTATGCCTGCCAGTGGCCCGGCTGCGGGCGTCGCGAGCGACGCATGTTCGCCGACCACATCGTCGAGAAGCGAGATGGTGGGGCGCTCTTCGACCTCAACAACGGCCAGTGCCTCTGCGGCAAGCACCACTCCATCAAGTCTGCCAAGGCGCGGTCAGGTAGGATGGGGATGGGGGTTTGATTTCCCATCCGACCTTCGCGGCCAACCACGTTGGACCGCACGGAGAGATTTTTTTTGGCTAGGGAGCGCCGGAGTTTTTGCCGGGTAATTACCCATGGGACGACCGAGTTTCAGCCCGACACCCGAGCAGCGCGCGCAGGTCGCCGCGCTGTCCAAAGCCCGCGTGGCGGTTGAGGAAATCGCGCGCCGGCTCGATCTCGCGCCGAAGACTTTGCGCAAGCATTTCGCGGTCGAACTCGGCCTCGTTCAGGCAGAAACGGTAATTACCCGGGAATTTACCCGCTTCGTCGCGACCGAAGAGCAGAAGGAAGTCGTCACCATCCTGGCGGGCGGCCGCTTCTCGCGTCCGGAAATCGCCCGCAAGATCGGCGTCAGTGTCGAGGTGCTGCAGGAGCATTTCGCGAAGCAGCTCGAGGACGGCCCGGTCAAATGCCGGTCCGATGCCGTACAGGCGATCTATCACGCGATGCGCGGCGGCAACATGACGGCCGCCAAGCTGTGGCTGATCATCAGCTCGCAGGGCGACGACGACCAGCCGGGCGAACAGCCCGCGGCCGCGGGCCTCCGGGGCAAGAAGCAGCAGCAGGCCATCGCGGCGAAGACGGCCGAGGCCGGAACCGGCTGGGAGGATCTTGTCGCGCCCGGCAGGCCGAACTAGCGCGTGCTGAATCTCGCCGTTCCCGATTGGGAAGCGCGCATCCGTGCCGGGCATTCGCTCTGCCCGCGGATCGACATCAACCCTCCGCTGCATGCCCGCGCGCGCAAGATGTTCGGGATGCTCCGGCTTCCCGATGTTCCCGGTCATCCGACGCTCGAGGAATCCTGCGGCGACTGGTTCAAGGAGATCGTCGGCGCGTTTCTCGGCGCGATCGATCCGGACACGCTCGCTCGCGTCATCAGCGAGCTGTTCCTTCTCGCGCCGAAGAAGTCCTCAAAGACGACGTACGGCGCCGGCATGATGCTGACGGCGCTGCTGATGAACCAGCGGCCGTCCGGCGAATTCCTGTTCACCGGTCCGACGCATGACATTTCCGAACTCGCCTACAACGCCGCCGTCGGCATGGTCGACGCGGACGACGAATGGCAGCGTGGAGAAAACGGGCAGGAGGGCTATCTCAAGAAGGTCCTGCACACGCGGGACCACCTGAAGACGATCGAGCACCGCCTCACCGGCGCGAAGCTCGCGATCAAGACGTTCGACATGGACGTCGCCACCGGCGTGAAGCCGGTCGGCGTTCTGGTCGACGAACTGCACATCATTGCCAAGAACAGAAACGCCATGCGCGTCCTCGGTCAGCTCCGCGGCGGGATGATTTCCAACCCGGAGGCCTTCTTCGCCATCATCACCACGCAGTCGGACGAGCCGCCGGTCGGCGCCATGGAGATCGAGCTTCGCAAGGCGCGGAACATCCGTGATGGCAAGACAGCCGGCGACACGCTCAGCATCCTGTACGAGTTTCCGGCCGAGTACGTGAAGCCCGTCCCGCCCGGCGTAACGCCGGTGTGGTTCGATTCCACACTCTGGCCGATGGTCACGCCCAATCTCGGCCGCTCTGTTACCATCCCCGTGCTCGAGCGCGAGTTCGACAAGGCGAGGCAGAAGGGCGAAGCGGAAATCCGCCGCTGGGCCAGCCAGCACCTAAACATCGAGATCGGGCTGGCGCTCCGGTCCGATGCCTGGGCCGGCGCGCAATACTGGGAATCCTGCGCGGACAAAACGCTCACGCTCGACAGCCTGATCGAACGCAGTGAAATCTGTACCGTCGGCGGCGACGGAGGGGGGCTTGACGATCTTCTCGGCATGGCCGTGATAGGCCGGGAGAAGGAAACCGGCCGGTGGCTCGTCTGGGCGCATGCCTGGGCCCATGAAAGCGTGTTCGAGCGCCGCAAGGACATCGATTCCACGCTTAGAGGCTTCGCGGGCGACGGCGATCTCACCATTGTCGAGCGGTTGGGCGACGACGTCATCCAGTTCGCCGACATCGTCGAGCGGCTGGAATCCGCTGGCCTGCTCGCCAACAGCGACAAGCATCCCTGTATCGGCGTCGACCAGGTCGGCATCGGCGACATTGTTGAAGAACTGGTCGCAAGGGGCATCGCGCAGGAGCGCATCGGTGGCGTTCCCCAGGGCTGGAAGCTTTCCGGGGCGATCAAGAGCACCGAGCGCAAGCTCGCCGGAAAAGAAATTGTACACTGCGCCTCGCCGCTGATGGCCTGGTGCGTCGGCAACGCCAGGGTCGAACCCCGCGGCAACGCCATCACCATTACCAAGCAGGCGGCAGGCTCGGCGAAAATCGACGCGCTGATGGCGCTCTTCGACGCCGCCGTCGTCATGGCGATGAACCCGGATTCCGGCCCGAGTGTGTACGAAGAGCGGGATATGCTGGTGCTATGAAATTCCGTGCGCCGAAGCCTTCGTCCGATCTTTTGCTGGATTTCGCCGGAATTTTGGGCGCGCTGCTCGTCGTTGCCGGCGCCGCGCTGATCTACCCACCGTCCGCGTTCGTTGTGGCCGGCGCATTCCTTCTCATCGGAAGGATTTTGATTGCGCGCAACTCCGCGAGCAGCGACCGCGGCTGAAGAGGTACAGCCGCATGGCCCTTTTCGAGCGCATGTTTTCGCGCGCAAGCGGCGGTGTTCCGAGTTACGGGATGATTCCGCCGCTCGGCAGCGTGCAGTCCGCCACGGGGTTGCTCGTCAGCCAGGCGACGGCGATGGGCGTTTCGACCGTCTTTGCCTGCGTGAACCGGCTCGCGACAGATCTGGCGCGCTGTCGCCCGTCGCTGTTTCGGCTGACCGATGACGGCAGCAAGGAACCTGTACTTGATCATCCGCTGCTGAAACTGTTTCAGCGGCCGAATGCGCAGCAGACCTGGTTCGAATTCGCCTATCAGACGTGGGCCGGCTTTCTGTTGCGCGGCAACGGTTATGCCGCCTGCAAAAGGGACGGCAAGGGCAACCCGGAGGAATTGATCCCGATCAATCCTGACGCCGTGATGGTGCTGGAAACTTCCGAAGGTTCGATCTTCTACAACGTCAATCGCATCGGCCTCTGGCAGATCGCGATGCTGCGCGATTTTCCGACGGCGATCGCGCAGGAAGACATCCTTCACCTTCGGGGGCTGACGTTCAATTCCCTCGTGGGCGTGTCGACGATCGGCCTGGGGCGTGATGCGATCGGCCTTGCCATGGCGCTCGAACAGCAGGGCGCGCGCTGGCTGGCGAACGGAGCGCGACCTTCGACGTGGCTGTCCACGGACAGGCGCCTCAGCGACGCGACGGCCAAGCGGCTGAAGACGCAGTTCGACGATGTGCACGCCGGGATTCAAAACACCGGCAAGACCCTCGTTCTCGAAGAGGGCCTGAAACCGAACATCCTGCAGCTGAATTCGGTCGATCTGCAATACGACGCCCAGCGCAAGCGTCAGGTCGAAGAGATATGCCGCTTCTATGGCGTACCGCCGCGGCTGATCGGCTACGCGGCCGACACGCGCGGTGCCAATGAAAGCCTCGCCGCGCAATCTCAGGAGTACGTCAACTCCGCGATCATGCAGCGCATCGTCCTGGCGGAAGAAAAACTGGCGCAGTATTTTGAACTCGACAAGGAAGGAATTTCTGTCGCCCTCGATGAAGGACAGCTTCTCCGAGCCGACGTGCTCACACGATACCAGGCACTCCGCCTCGGCATCACCTCGAGCGTCATCACGCCGGATGAAGGGCGCCGCAGCGAAGGCCTGAAACCGAAGGGTGGTCAGGCCGACGAACTACAATATCCGGCGAACAGCGCCGCAATGGGCAGCGACAAGACTGGTACAGCGCCGGACGGAGCGGGCCATCCGGAAAAGAACACGGTCGGCGATGGAGGAATCGGGTCAGGCAACCGGCCAGAAGTCGCCGACGAAGAATCCGCCGAAGCCGAAAACGTACCGGCACAGAACTGAGGGCAACAATGGCAAAGGTCAAAGTTTCACCGGAGATTCTGGCTGACGCCCTGTTCGGCTATACCGAACGGCCCGTGGAAGTGCTGGGAGCTCAATTCCTCGCGGGACTCGGTAATCCCGTGATTGAATTCGAAATAGTTGGCCCGGATGTTCCCGAAATCGACGAAGTGTCGGCGATCTGTAACGTACAGCAAAATCGTGCGGGCCAGCGGTTTGTGAAGATGCACTTCGAGCCCGTAAAGTGACCATACTCCGCAAAGTCGTCCCCGCCCAAATGACGCCGGTCGGCGACGACGAGGTCGAGGTTATCCTTTCAACCGCGAATCTCGCGCGGGACGGACACATTCTCGTGCCGCAGGGCGCGCTGCTCGACAATTATCGCCTCAACCCCATCGTGCTGTGGCAGCACGATCCTGAGCACCCTGTCGGGAACGCGGAAGCGCTCACCGTCTCGCCGGAGAACATCACTGCGCGCGTGAAATTCGCGCCGGTCGGTACCACGCGCAAGGCCGACGAGACCCGCGGCCTGGTGAAGAACGGAATCGTACGCGCCGTCTCGATCGGGTTCGAACCGCTCGACGGCGAACCGCTCGACCCGAAGAAACCGCGCGGCGGCCAGCGCTTCACCAAATGGGAATTGCTCGAGTGCTCGTTCGTCTCCGTGCCGGCCGACACCGGCGCCGTGGTGACGGCGCGCGCCAATGGAGAACGAGAAATGGCGGACGAAGACTGGAAGGTTGGAACGTCGCGCAATCTCCCGATCGAAGACAGTGACGCCTGGGACGGCGGCGAAGCCGAGGCTTCGATCTTCAAATGGGCTGGCGGCGACGATTTCGACGGCGCGAAGGCCCGCAAGGGATTCCTGTTCTACAACGCCAACAAGCCCAAAGAGCGCAGTTCATACAAGGACCCCATCGCGCATGTCGTGGATGGACGGCTCGTCGTTCCGAAAGGCGCGATTCGCGCCGCCGCGTCCCGCCTCCCGCAGACCGATGTACCGGAAGGGGCGAAGAAAAAGGCGCAAGCCGTTCTGGATCATTACAAGGAGAAAGCCGGCATGTCGGACAAGGAACATTCCGTCGTTGCGGCGCACAAGCGCGCGCTGTCCCGCGCCCCGGCCGTTCCGGTCCTCAAGCGCGGCCTATACGAAGTCGCCAGCCTTGCCTACCAGCTCGAGCAGCTGGGTTACGCGCATGCCTGCGCGGAATGGGAAGCGGCGCTTGAAGGCGACGACAGCAAGGTTCCCGCCATGCTCGGTGAGGCGCTGAAGACGCTTGGGGGAGCCTTCATTGCCATGGCCGAAGAAGAGGCCGAAGAACTGCTCGACAACAAGGGCCTGCTCGAGGATGACGATGACGACGCCATCGAAATCGATGTCGAAGAGCGCGCCTACATCGCCGGCGGCAAGACGCCGCGTGCCCGTGCCTGGCGCAAGGCGCTGGTCATGCTCCGTGCCGGGAAGGCGCTCTCGCAATCCAATCTGCAACAGCTCGAGGAAGCGCAGGATCATCATGCCCGCGCACTCAAGCACCATCGCTCCGCCACTGAAGCCCATGGCGAAGTCGGCAAGGCCATCGAGAAGGCGCGCTCCGCGCTGAAGCGCGCGATGGACGCCGCAGACGGCAAGGAAGTGGAGAAGGCGCAGGCGCAATGCCGCAGCGCCGCCAAGGCGCTCGATGGCGTGGCCGATCATCACGAAGATGTTGGCGATGCCCACCGTGGCATGGCCCGCTGCGTCCGCGCGGCCGAGCGCTGCGTGCGATCCGTCGTCGATGGTGCCGTTGCCAGCGGCGAAGACAGCGATTCGAAAGATGTACAGAACTCTTCCGGCGAGACCGAAGAGGATAAAGGTTCGCGCACCGCAGAATACTGGCAGCGCGAAGTCGCGCGGCTGAGAAAAGCCGCCTAAAAATCCGCCGCAAGGCAGATCGCCCCGAACGCCCTTGGGCAAGGCATCCGCGCTGCGGCTTACGAGCCGCAATCTCTCAAATGGAGAAACACCATGACGATCAGGGTCCACGACCTTGAGAAGAAGCGCGCGACTGCCTTTGATGCATTCAAGGCGCTCGCGCACAAAGACGACAAAACGGATGATGACTGGACGAATCTTCCGGAATTGAAACGCGCCGTCGAAAATCTCGATCGCGAAATCGAGATCGCGAAGGAAGCGCAGCGCCTCGCTGGCGCGCGTGCTACGCCTGTCGAAGGGCAGGAGGGCGACGGCACCAGCGTACAGGTTCGCGAACGCGATCCCTATATCAACGAGGACGACGCGAAAGCGATGGGCCTCGGAACCTCCAAGGGCCTTCGCGCCATCGCCTGCGTGAAGCTGTTCAATGCCGGCGGATCGAACGTACAGTCGGCCCGCAGCATTGCGGCCGAACGCTACGGCGAGCGTCATTCCATCACCCGCGCTTTCGATCCACGCAGCGTTCCGGGAAGTCGTGCGCTGGTGACGGCCGTTGGTGCCTCTGGCGGCTTCATCGTTCCGCCGGATTATGTGAACGAGATCATCGAATTGCTGCGCCCCGCAGCGGTTGTGCGCTCGGCAGGCCCGCGCGTTCTCCCGATGCCCCGCGGCACGATGACGTTGCCCGGACAGGCCTCTGCGGCCAGCGCCAGCTATAGCGGCGAAGTCTCGCAGATCGCCTCTTCGCAGCAGACGCTCAACCAGATCGTCGCCAGCTACAAGAAGCTGACGGCGTTGACGCCCGTTTCGAACGATCTCATGCGCTATGCCGACCCGGCTGCGGATGCGTTCGTGCGCGACGATCTCGTCAAGGTGATCGCGCTCCGCGAAGACCTTGCATTCATCCTTGGCGACGGCACGGCGGCAGCCCCGATGGGCTTCCTTTATTTCGCCAATCGCTGGGTAAAGGCGCAGGGCGGTACGGTCGGCGTGTGGAGCACAACGGCAAACTCGACCCTGGCCGTGAATGCCACCGACCCGGCAAACACCACCGGCGGCAACTTCATCAGCGCCAACGAGACGTACACGCTGGCGACGGTGGCGGCCGAACTCGGCGGGGCGGTCAACCGCCTCGACACGGCGAACGTGCCGGACAGCCGCCGTGTGTGGTTCATGCACCCGCGGAGTTACAACTATCTCTTCAACGTGCAGAACTCACTCGGCGTCTACGTCTATCGCGAGGAACTTCTGACCGGAAAGTTGCTCAGCTATCCGTTCAAGAAAACCACGCAGATCGGCACCAACTACTACGATGCAAACGGCGCGCACACGGACTGCTCGTTCATCTTCCTCGTGGAAATGGACGAGGCGATCATCCTGGACTCGATGACGCTTGAGCTGATGGTGTCTCGCGAAGGCTCCTATGTGGACGCCAACTCGAACACCGTCTCGGCGTTGCAGAACGACCAGACGCTGATCCGCGCCATCGCAGAGCACGATTTCCAGATGCGCCACGATCAGTCGATCGCGGTCATCCAGAACGTGCGCTACGCGCCGGCCATCTCGTAACCGGAAGGGCGCGGGCGGTGAGCCCGCGTCCTCCGCCTTCCCCCTTCCGAACGAAAAGGAGTCACCCAGATGGGCGACATTGTTCAGACCAAAAACATCGGCGCGCTGGTCGACATTCAGCGCTGCTCCGATCATGCCACTTCGACGGCCGGCGGGTCCGGTGATGCCACGACCGTCACCGGTCTCACCATCGACCGCGCTGGCTTCTCCAGCGGTTCCTTGCCGCGTTCCGCCCTGTTCGGCGTCCTGTACGAAGCAACCATCGCTTCGGGTAAGACGCTCTCCATCGGCTATGCCGTCCAGCATTCACTGGATGGCTCGACTTGGACGGACTACCAGACGGCGACCTATGCCGTGGTCTCGACAGGCGCGTCCGGCGGCTCGACAAACAAGGGCACGTGGAACGTCGCCTGCGACCTGAACAGCGCATATCGCTACGTCCGCTTCAACTACAATCCGGACCTGAACGCCAGCGGTACCGATACATCCTATTCGGATGCCGCTGGCGTATTTGGCGGGTTCGACAGGCTGGCCGCGCCGGTCAACTGATCCGCGCATGGATGACGCCCAGAAAGCGAGAATGGAGCGCGCGCGATCGCGCTCCATTTTTATCGCCACGCCGATCGCCAGGCATCCGGTGCGGCAGTACACGACTGCGCTGCACCTGACATGCGTCATGCTCGCAGGCCTAGGCATCCGCGCATGGGTGCAGAACACGGTCGGCGCCAGCAACCTCCCGCGGGCGAGGAATGATCTTGTCGCGGCGTTTCTGGCGTCGGATTACGACGACCTGCTGTTCATCGACGACGACATGGGCTGGAACCCCGGCGACGTCATCCGGTTGATGGCGTCGGAGCAGGCCGTGATCGGCGGCGTCGGATGCAAGAAGACGCTGCTCGCGGACACCGCCAAAGAGAAGTGGTGTTTCCGCGCGCTCAAAGGCGGGCGCTTCGTCCAGGACGATTTTGGCGCGATCGAGGTTGAGGCAGTCGGTACCGGCTTCCTCAAAATCTCGCGCGAAGTATTCGAGACAATGAAAGCCGCGCATCCAGACTGGAAGCGCAACGGCTGGCACGACACACCGGCAGAACACAAGCCGCACTGCTACCGCTTCTTCGCCTTCGATCCGGACGACCCGGAAGAGAAGGGCGAAGACATCGCCTTCTGCATGGAATGGCGGCGGCTTGGCGGGCGGGTGTTCATCGATCCGACAATCAGGCTCGTGCACGTCGGCGAGATGGAATTCACCGGCGACTTCACCGCGCTGCTTGAACCCGCGCCCCAATACCGCGAGGCCGCCGAATGACGAAAATGGTCCAGTTCACCCGGCCGATGTCGCCGTACAATGTCGGCGAAGAGAAAGCCCTTCCGGACGGCGAAGCCGAGCGCGCCGAGAAGGAAGGCTGGGGAAAGATCGTGCCGAGCGTCTTCGACAAGCAGGCCATCGCCGAAGAGACGAAGAAGCGCCAGCGCTACATGACGCGCGGAAAGGAATCCCCGCGATGAACCTGCTGACGCTCCCCGCCGTAACGACGGCGCTGCCCCTGACCGCAACGCCGGCCGTGCGGTTCAACGCGCCGCCGAAATCGGTGAAGCTCCAGGCGAACTTCACCTACGGGTCCGGAGGCACGTCTGTCGACGCCTATGTGCAGACGAGCATCGATGGCGGGACGACCTGGTGCGACGTGGCGAATTTTCATTTCACCACGGCGAGCGCGCGATCGGTCTATGCCATCATCGGCGACAATGCCTCCGGCGCGTTCACGCCGACGGACGGCAGCATCGCCGCAAATACCTATATCGCGGGGCTGTTTGGCTCCCTCTGGCGGGTGAAGTACACCTCGTCCGGTACCTATGCGGGCGGAACGGCGCTTTCTGTCGATATGTCGAGCGATCAGGCGCCGTAACCGGCGATGGCGCTCTCGGTTGTCGAAACGGTTGTTGCAGAAGCCGCGACCTACAATCTCACGGATCTGGACACGGCTCACTGCGAGCTGAAAATCCCGGACAAGGACACCTCGAACGACAAGTGGCTATCGCGCGCCGTCACCCAGGCGAGCAAAGCCGCACAAGCCTTGTGCAAACAGCCGCTGGTCGTGGAATCGGTCCTGAACACCATCGACATCGAACAGGACCCATATCCTTACCAGACGCCGGGCGGCGTACGGCCGCTCCAGCTGTCCCGCTTTCCGCTGATATCGGTCGGGACGGTTCTGCAAACCATCGCGCTGAACACGACGCAGACGCTCGTTCTCGGCACCGACTATCGAATCGATGCAGACGCCGGGCAGCTGATCCGCCTGAACCCCTTCACCGGCGTGGCGACAACGTGGGAAGCACTGCCGCTCAGCGTGCCTTTTGTCGCCGGGATGGGGGCGGTGGCGACGGAATCCTACACGGTGGCCAGCCCGTCCTATCAGTACACGCCGAAGAATGCGGCGCAGTTCTCGATCGACCAGGGCGTCGTTTACGCCTCGAGCGGAATCGCGCTGACGCCGATCGCGAGCGGCGCGCCGACGGTTGGTCAGTACCTGGTGACCATCGTGACGGATTCCCTGGGCAACCGCACCGGCGCGACCTATCAATTTGCCGCGGCAGATGTGAACGCCGCTGTCAACATCACCTACGGCTACAACGACATCGAGGACGATGTGATCGATGCCGTGCTTCGCCTGATCACGGCGCGATGGAGCCAGCGCGGCCGCGATGCGATGCTGATGGAAGAAACCACGCCCCAGCTCGGCACAAAGCGCTACTGGGTGCCGGATCCATCAAAAGCGAACGGCGCGATCTCGCCAGAAATTCAGGGGCTGCTCGACCCGTATCGCGTTCCTTCCGTCGCGTGACGCAGCGTCCATGGCAGACGACATCGGCGTCATCGTCACCGGTGATCGGGAGATTGCGGACAAGTTCGACCGGTGGCCCTCGCGTTTCGCGAGCGTGCTCTTCGAGCGCATAACCGGGCTGACGGACGAATTGTACGCCCGCATCGAAGGCGCGGTGCCCAGACGCACCGGGCGCCTCGCTGGCGAGATCGTCGAGAAGGTCAGAGAGACCGATACGAGCATCACCGGCTCGGTTTCCGTCTCTGCCGAATTCGCGAAGGCGGGCGCGCTCGAATATGGCGGCACGGGAAAGCCGTTCCGCGTCCGGGCGCACGAGATGCGGCTTTCGCATCTTTGGGCGCGGGCAACGGCGGTGCCGATGATGGTCAGCGTTCCCGAACATAGCCGCGTCCTGGACATCTCCGCCCGGCGCTTCATGCGCGGGCCGCTCGAATCGATGCGCAGCGAAGTCACCGACCAGCTGCAACAGGCTGTCGACGAGGCCGGTTCCGAATGAACCTCACGCAGGAACAGGCACTCGCTAGCCTCGTCGCATGGCTCGGCAACAAGACGGCTGGCACGTTCGACAATCTGCCGCCGGATTCGGCGAACCCGATCGACAACCGGCGGCTGGTTTTGCCATCGCAACTCGCCGGCAAGACGGCGCTGTTCGTCGAACACATCTCGGACGACGACACCTGGACAGGCACGGTCGTCCAGAAGACCGAGATGGAAGTCTGGATCTGGATTTTCGCCTCACCCGGCGACGATGACGTGCCGTCGACGGTTTTGAACGGCCTCTGCGCCCAGGTGCGCAACGCGCTTGCGCCCGACGGCATGGGCAACCCCTGTACGCTCGGAGGCCTTGTTCACTACGCCCGCGTCGAAGGCAAGAGCGAATACTTCCCCGGCGACATTGGCAAGCAGGCGCTCGCCAGGATTCAGGTCGCGATTCTTCTTCCGTAAAGGAACCACCGCCCATGCAACTGAACTTTGGCGCCGGCAATGCCATCGGCAAGCGTACGGACATCGCGAACGCGAAACCGTCCTTCCTCGGCGTGCTGCAGGACCTTGAAATCGATATCGCCCAGACGTTGAAGGAATTGACGGGTGCCTACAAAATGCCCGTCGACGTGGCGCCGTCCAATCTGAAGGTCACCGGAAAGGCGAAGTTCGCGCGCATCCAGGGCGCCTCCATCAATAACCTCCTGCTCGGCCAGACGGAAACGGATGGCGCCGGCATCGACATGGCGATTGCGGAAAGCTTTTCCGTCCCGGGCTCGCCTTCCTACGTCTATCAGGTCACCAACCACGCGACGTTCATCGAAGACCTCGGTGTCTTTTATGCCAATGGCGGCGCGCAGCTGCAACCGCTCTCCGTGCTCGTCGGCAACACGCCGGGGCAATATACGATCAACTCCGCCACCGGAACGTACACATTCGCATCCGGCGATGCGGGCGCCGCGCTCGTCTGCTATTACAGTTATTTGGTGTCGACGCTGGTGCAGATTTCTCTGGCCAATCAGTTGATGGGCACCGGCCCGGTCTTCGAGCTGCAGGCGAAGCAGTCGTACGCCGTGCAGGGCACGACAAAGGAACTGGTGCTGAAACTGAACGCCTGCCGCGCCTCGAAATGGAGCCTTCCCTTCAAGAATACGGACTACACCATTCAGGACTTCGAGTTCACCGCGTTCTGCGATTCCCAGAACAACTGGGGCACCTGGTCATTCAGCGAATAAGACCTTCCGGCTCAACGCCGCTGTCACCGTCCTAAAGGAACCTCTCCATGCAGCTGAATTTCGGCGCCGGTACGGCTATCGGGAAACGCACCGATATCGCCAACGCGAAGCCATCGTTTCTCGGCGTCCTTCAGGATATCGAGATCGATATTGCGCAAACGCTCAAGGAGTTGACCGGTGCATACAAGATGCCGGTCGATGTCGCGCCGTCAAATTTGAAAGTGACGGGAAAAGCCAAATTCGCGCGCATCGAAGGCGCGACCATCAACAATCTGTTGCTGGGCCAGACCGAAAGCGACGCTTCCGGTATCGACATGGCGATACAGGAAACGCAGACCGTCGCGGCTGCCGTCACCGCTGCCACGAACAACACGACCGCGGCCGGCAATGCGGTGCTGCATTTCTCGGCCGTTCCGGCCGGCGTCTACACCGGCCAGCTCGTCACAGACAACACGGCGAGCGTCATTCCCGCCGGCACATACGTGCTTTCGCAGACCAGCACCACCGTTACCCTGAGCCAGAACGTGACCGGCGGCGGCGTCGGCAATGGCGACACCATCAAGTTCTTTGCCGGCTTTCCGGTCACGAACGTGTCCGCCTTCATCGAGGATTTGGGCGTCTTTTACGCGACTGCCAACAACGGAATCCAGCTGCAGCCTGCATCGGCGGCGGTCGGTCCGTCATCGGGGGTGTATGTCGTACAATCCGGCTTCTACAGCTTTGCCAACTCCGACGCCGGAGCGGCCATCCTCGTGTGGTACAGCTACACGGTCAGCAATCTCGTGCAGTTCTCGCTTGCCAATCAGCTCATGGGAACGGGACCCGTTTTCGAACTGATGCTCAAGAATTCCTACGCCTACCAGGGCGTGAACAAGGAGCTGGTGATCAAGCTGAACGCGTGCCGGTCGTCGAAGTGGTCGCTCCCCTTCAAGAACACCGATTACACCATTCAGGATTTCGAATTTACGGCCTTCTGCGACGCCTCCAACAACTGGGGCACATGGGCATTCACGGAGTAGCCGGATGCGAAAATCGCGGCGCAGGCGGCCGCACGGCGGAACCGGTCGTCGCCGCGCCGACGCGACCACTCCGCTTTGCTTGGCGTTGCCAAAGCCGAACAGGAAAGCGATCGACGACGGTCATCCTTGCATCACGATAGCCGGGCAGGAGTGGCCGATCCCGCCGCTCGCTCCACGCCAGAACCGTCACGTCGTCGCCGCCCTGATGCGCATGGGCGGCGATTTTTTTGCTCATTATGGCGATCTTGTGGATGCCGTGTTCTTCGCGCTTACGCGCGCGCACCCCGATCTCGCGAGAAGCGAATTCGAGGAATGGCCGATCCCGGTGTACGAACTGACGGCGGCACTTCCCGTCATCACAAAGCAGACGGGGTGGCTGAAACCGGGGAAGAATTCGACGACGGAGCCTAAGCCGCCGGACTTCGACGCCATCATTGCCGAGGTGTGCAATTTCCGCCTCGGTACAACCGAGGAATACTGGGAAGACAATCTGACCGGCGCGCGCTTCGAAGCAATGGCGGAAGAATGGCGGCAGCGGCCGCCGTTGGTGACGCTGATATCGGCCTTCTTGGGCTATAAGCCTCCCCCGACGGAAGAAGAAGCCATCTCCGAACTGTTCCGCCTGTTTCCGAGCGGGAAGATTTCCGGCTCGCCAACCATGCATTGAGGACTGTTTATGCTGAAAGCCGTCGAGACGCAGCCTTTCATTGCCCCTCCGAAAGTCACGCTCGCAGGAGCCGAATACGAAATCCCGGTTCTCGCGCCGAAGCAGAACCGGATTGTCGTTCCGCTCATCGATAGCGTGTTTCCGAAGATAGAGAACGCGCGGCGTAAATCATTCGCCGATCCGGCCGACGAAAAGAAGGGTGTCGTCGCCTATCGCTGGATGGTCGAATTGGTGCTGAACGGCGCCTATGACGATCTTTGCGCGGTCACGCATGCGGCGCTCACGCGCACGTTGCCGGACCTCACGCGCGCGGAATTCGACGATTGGGCGGTCGATACGTTCGAACTGCTGGCGGCTGTCGCCGTGATTGCGCGGCAGGCGGGGCTTATCAGGGATGTGGTGACGGCGACAAAGCCGTCAGCGTAGCGGCCATATGCGAGGTGCGTTGGTGCGGAAGGACCATTCGTTGATGGTGCCCCGCCCGTAGAATCCGCCGTCGCGGTCGCGCCAGCCCCAAGAACCGTCCGGCGTGCTGAAAACCTGATCCGCGTGGTCTCCGTCGTCGCAGTTCCACAATTCGCAGCCGTACCAGAGGAACGTTTCTTTCCATGCACCGCCCGTCAGCGGTTGCAGCGAAAACACGTAATCGTGCGCGCCATAGCCGCGCGCAACGCCATACAGGCTGCCACGAACCTGGGCCACGCCGACGACGTGCCCCCATGCGCGGTAGATCGGTGCGCAGCCGGTCTTTGTACAGCGGTCCACGTCCGCGCCATTTGCGAGATAGATGACGGAAGCCATCAATAGCGGCAGTGGCGACAAGTGAAATCCCCCAAAAGCGTCAGGAATTAAAGTATGGCCGATAACATTTCTGTCAAGATCACTGCCGATGTCGTCGACCTGCAATCGCAGTTCGCGGTCGCGCGCTCGGAATCTTCCGCCCTCACGCAGGAGCTGAACAAGCTCGCCCGGCAGGCGGCAAGCACCGGCCTGACCGACGAGCTGAAAGGGCAGCTTGACGCCGCGGCAGAAGCGATGCTCCAGGCGAAGGCCCGGACGGCAGATCTGTCCGCGCAGTTGAAAGAGGCGCAGGGGTCCTCGTCCGCCATGGCGCAGGACCTCGACAAAGACGCAGCGCTCGTCGATCGCGCGTTCGTGCGGATGGCCGCGGCTGCCGCCGCGTACAAGGCCATCGATCTCGTCGACAACTCCATCGAATACGCGGCCAGCATCCAGCACATGTCGGAAGTGCTTGGGATTTCCGGCGACGATCTGCAGGCGTTCTACTACGCCATGCGGCAGACCGGTGGCACGACCGACGAAGCCGACACCATCCTGCGCCGGTTCATGGCGAATCTCGGCGGGGCCGCAGACGGCACGCTTCCGCAGGCAGAGAAGGCGATCGAGGCGGTCGGCCTGACGGTCGACGAACTACAGGGCTCACCCACCGCGGCGCTTCAGAAGCTTGCGGCGGGCATTCTCGCCGTCAAGGACCCGACCGAACAGGCCCGCCTCGAAATGGAGCTTGCGGGGCGTTCCGGCGAAGACCTGCGCCCGGTTCTTGAAGCGCTCGCCGGCGGCTTCGATGCCATGAAGGAAAAGGCCCAGGCCGCCGGGCAGGTGCTCGACGCAGACACGCGGAAGGGCGCCGAAGACGCTGAGATCGCCATCAGCAATGCGAAGACTGCGATAGAGGGTTTGCTCGCAGAAGGCGTTGTGGACTGGGCCCATGCCGCGGGTGAAGCCTTCGACTGGCTCGCGCCGAAAGCCGAGGCGCTCGGTCGCGCCTTTGCCTCCATCATGGGTGCGCCGGTTGACAAAGGCGCGCCGACGAGTGCCCCGGACTGGCTGAAATCGCACCAGGGCAATCTGCCGTCGACGGCTGGCGGCCTCGGCCTCGACATGCAGACGCCGCAGATGCCGGAGGTAACGCCTCCGACCATCGAGAGCGAAGGCCAGGCGAACAAGACAGCCGAGATCGCCCGCCGGCTATCCGACGCAATTGCACAGGCGGCCGAACAGCTTGCGCTCAAGCAGATTTCCGCCGCCGAATCCGCCAACAATTTCGAACTGCAGATGGGGCAGGAAAGCCTTGAGCAGTGGAAGGCGAAAGCCGTCGAAGAAGCGGACGCGAAGTACAACGCGGAACTAACCTACCTTCAGCGAAAAGCCGCGGCCGACAAAGGTAATGTCGTCGAGGAACAGAAAGACCTCGACCAGATCAAGGCGCTCCATCAGGAGCACGCGAACGCGCTGCAGGAAATCGACCAGCAATACGCGCAGAAGAAGCAGCAGGTCGACCGCGAGGAATTGCAGGAATTCCTCTCCGCGGAGAACGCGAAGCTGCAGGACGCGCTGCGCACGCTCAACGCCGAATTCAGCGAGCACAAGATCAGCGCCGATCAGCGCTACCAGCTCGAACAGCAGCTCACCAACGAAATCTACGGCGAGGAACTGAAGCGCCTCGACGTGCTGCTCGCCACGCTCACGCAAGGCACGAAAGCGTACGAAGACGCGATCAAGGAGCGCGAGAAGGTCGAGCAGGAATTCACCAAGCAGTCCATCGCGAACACCAACCAGCTCGAGACCCAGGAAGCGCAGAAGTGGACGCAGCTCGGCAACAGCATCAAGTCGAGCTTCAATTCCGCGCTCGACGGGATGCTTTTCGAGGGCAAGACCTTCGGGCAGGGCATGCTCGAAATAGCCGAAGGCATCATCAAGGCCTTCCTCAATATGGGCGAGACGATCGCGGAGAACTGGATCGAAACACAGATCGCGTCGATGTTTGAAACCAAAACCACGCAGGGCACGACCGCGCTTGGGGAAGTGTCCGACGCCGCGGCTGTCGCTGGCGCGAATGCCTACGCGGCGTATGCTGCGATGCCCCCCGTCGCGGCGGCAATGGCCGCGGATGCCGTGTCCACAACCATGGGGTTTGCCAGCCTCATCGCGCTCGAAACCGGCACGAACTACGTTCCCCGCGATATGCCGGCATTCCTGCACAGGGGTGAGGCCGTCATTCCGGCGCGGTACAACAACACGAACAATAACAGCAGCGACGTTGCGTTGAACTATTCCCCGACCATCAATTCGCGTGAGCCCGCAACGCTTGGGCAAATGCTGCAGACACACGGGCACGAAATGCACGCTTGGATTCGCCGCGAGTTCCGCAATGGCGCCTTGCGCGCCTGAGCGAGGGCGCGCATGTTCACCTACCCCCGCAATCTTCCCGGGCTCGCCTATTCCAAAATCCGGCGGCCGAAGCACGGCATCTCCGTGCAGACCCACCAGTCGGGCGGCGAAGTGCGCATGTCCTACTGGTCGGAACCGCTGTGGGAATGGGACCTCACATACGAGCTGCTGCGCGACGGATTCCGTTACGGGCGCAATTTCGATGAGCTGAAGCAGATCGAGGGGCTGTTCCTTGCCTGCACGGGAAGTCTCACGGGCTTCCAGTTTCACGACGACGACGACAACCGGGTCACGCGAACGCTCGCGGCAGAAACCGACGGCACGACAACGGCCTTCACGCTGAAACGCTATCGCGGTTCTTATGCCGGGGGACAACCCCTTGGTGTCGAAGCGATCGGCGTTCTGGACCTCTCGCAGCCGTTCAATCTGTACTTCAACTTGCAATCGGAAATCATCGATCCGAACGACCCGACATACGGCTACACGCTCGACACGTCGACGCCGAAGAACCAGCAGATTGTTTTCAATTCGGCGCCGCCAAACGGACACACGCTCGTCTGCGATATGTCGTACTTTTTCTATGTCCGCTTCCAGGCGGATTCGCTTGATCTCGAAAAATTCATGCATCAGCTGTGGTCGCTGAAAAAAGTGACCCTCGTATCGCTCCGGTATTGATGTGCGCGAATTCGTCAATTACACGGATTCCGGCGGCCCGGCATTCCTGAATTCGCTGCGCGGCGCCCCGGGGCAGGTGATTGCCCGGGCGGTTGCCGAACTCTTCACGATCACGCTTGCCACAGGCACCATCTATCGCTGGACTTCGTACGACAAAAGCCTGACGGTGATTTCGAATACCTGGCTGGCGCCCATCGACGGCGGTGCGCTCGTCACCTGCAACCGGCTTGGCGTGAAGAACACGGTCGAGGTTCCGGAACTGGAATTCCGCCTTGGCTGTTCGGATTCCCTGCTCGGAAACCTGAAGGCGCAGATTCACAACGGCCTGTTCGATGGCGCGACGGTCGAAATGGACCGCGTTTACATGCCGGCGGACGGTGATACCAGGTACGGCTACATCGTCCTGTTTTCCGGGCGGCTTGCAGGCGTGACGATCGATGCGGAAGGCATCACGATCACCACCAAGGGCCACAACGTGCTGATGAACCAGCAGGCCCCGCGCAATCTGTACCAGACGAACTGCCTGCATACGTTCTGCGATCCGGGCTGCACGCTTCTGGCCTCGAATTACACCTTCACCGGGCTGACCTATATCGGCGGCGGCGACGCAAAGCATCTGCGCTGGACCGTGCCGGCCGGATTTACCGCCTCGCAGTTCACGCTCGGCAAGGTGACGATGACGAGTGGCCCGGCAAGCGGGCAAATCCGTACCGTTTCTCTTGCGGTGGCACTGGACCTGATCTTCACCTACCCGCTGTACACGGCACCGAACGTCAACGACACGTTCGATATCCTGATGGGCTGCGACCGGCAGCTCGCAAGTTGCCAGACGCGCAAGACAGCAGGCGGCTCAAGCGTCGACAATTCGCAGCATTACCGGGGCTTCCCATTCGTCCCGCAGGCCGAGCTGGCTGTGTAAGGGAGACAGGTATGGCGAACGAGAAGAAATTCTTTTGCGTTTACGGGTTCGATACCCTGAAAACGGATTACGAATGTGTGGGTGCATTCACGCTCCGGGCTGACGCAGAGGCCTTTTCTGCCGCGTGTGATGCGGAGGCAGCGGGGGATAGCAAGCAGTACACTCGTTTCCCGGTCGTTACGCGCACAATGGCGGAAATGATCGATGCGGAAATCAAGGTTCGGCTTGGGCGGCTTGCCGATATTCTATTTGAGAAGGAACAGGCGGAACTTGATGCTAGGCAGCAGGACGCCGAGAGAACTGGCGCGAGCATAGCGTTCGCTTCCCGGCAGCTTGGAAATTTCCGCGAACTTTACACCCATGGCAAATTGCCTGTGCATGTCTCCAAACGAAGCTGAAGAGCGCGCGCACGTCTGCGCTATCGCGGAAACATGGCTCGGCACGCCGTTCCGCGATCAGGGCAAAGTCAGGGGGCCAAGCGGCGCCGTCGATTGTGCGATGCTGCTGGTCGCGACGTTTCAGGAAGCCGGGCTTGTCGATCCGGCGTTCGATCCTCGCCCCTATCCTCCACAATGGCATCTCCATCGCGACGAAGAGCGGTTCCTGAATGTCATTGACGGGCTGTTGAAGGCGCGGGGGCGAGGCGCGGAAGTACAGCGCGAGCCGATCCCGGGTGACGTAATCGTCTATCGGGTTGCCCGCTGTTTCTCGCATGGCGGCATCATCGTGGAGAACAACCACGTCGTGCACGCCTATTACCGCTCGCAGCGTGTCGCGCTTTCCGGCCTGAACGAAGTCGAACTCGCCTGCCTTCCCGACGGCAAGCCAAGGCCGCGGAAAATCTTCGATCTCTGGGCGCACTGATTCATGCTCCGCAAATGCCTTCTCGCGTGCGCGAGCGCGCTGGTTCTGGTCGGCGGAATCGCCGCGGCGGACGGGTTCGGCGCATGGCGCCATCATCCGCACGAAGCGGTCGCGCAGATCGCGAACGACCTCATGGTCGCGTCGTTTCTTTCGGGCATGTCGGGAACGAATTCGTCTGGTTCCACGGTCTACACCGGCATCCAGCTTCAGACCTCGGCGCAAGGGGTGCCGATCCAGATCGTCTGGGGCAAGAACCGCATCGCCCCCAACCTGATCTATTACGGCAATTTCCAGGCCCAAAAGCAGTCGGGCAAGGGCGCGGGCGGCAAGGGCGGCACGAAAGGCAGCGGGAACTACACCTACACGGCTTCCGTGATACTCGCACTCTGCGAAGGGCCGATCGACCGTGTTGAAGCCGTGTGGGCCGACCAAACGGAGTATTTTTATTCCGGCGGCGTCAGCCAGGGGCTTGTAAAGCTCAACCTCACGCTCGCATTTGGCACGGCGTCACAGGGCGTCGAGTTGTCAACGCCGCCGAACACAAACACGGTGGCCTATGCCTACACCGCGTATGTGTACACGGAGACCTACAAACTCGGCTCAAGCGCAGCGCTTCCCAACCATAATTTCGAGGTGGCTGGCATTCTCGCCTACACGGCACCGGGCGGGTTGGGAGATGCAAATCCGGCCGACATCGTCGACGATTTTCTGACGAATGCGCAGTATGGGCTGCCGGGCCTTCCATCCTCCGTCATCGACGCGACGAGCCTCGCCTTCTACAAAACCTATTGCCAGGCGCAGGGGATATTCTTCTCTCCGGTCATTGGCGGCGACAACGGGCAGGAGCAGTGCTCGCAGATTCTTGACCGCTGGGCCTCGTTGTCCAACACCTGGATTTTCTGGTCGGGCAACGTATTCAAATTCGTGCCGCTCGGCGATTCCGCGATCACGAACAACGGCGTCACGTACACGCCGAATCTGACCATCCAGTACAACCTCACCTACGACGATTTCATCGCCACGAAGGTCAAGCAGGGTTCGTCGAGCGGTGATGGAGCTAGCAAGACCGGCGATGGCGGTCCGATCCAGGTTACCCGCGCCGATCCCGCCGATTGCCCGAACCATGTGAAGATCGAGATCAAGGACAGGGGAAATTCCTACAACGCCGCGCCCTACGAGTGGCAGGACCAGGGCCTCGTCGACCAGTTCGGCCAGATTGATTCGCAGGTCACCGAGGCCCATGAAATCTGCGAACAGTCGATCGCCGCGATCTGTTGCCAGCTCATCGGCCAGCGAGGCGCGTACATCCGCAACACCTATGCGTTCAAGCTCGGCTACGAATTCGTGCTGCTCGAGCCAGGCGATCTCGTGACCCTGACGGACCCGCATCTGGGGCTGAACCAGTTCCCGGTTCGCATCCGCTCGGTCGACGAAGACGAAAGCGGGAACCTGTCCGTCGTGGCCGAAGAATTTCCGGGCACCATCGGAACGGCCAACTGATGCCGGGCAACCAGAATTCGGCGACGAACGTCCGCAACGATCCCAACGTCGATCCCGGGCCCGTCAACCCGCCGGGCATTATCGAGCCGGCGGCGTCGTTCACCGCCGGGATCCCGCAGCTTTGGGTCGCGGCTTCCGGAGGGGCCGACTGGGGCGGCTGCATCGTCAACGTCTCGTTCGACGGCGGCACGACCTATAAGGACATCGGCGTCATCACGCAGCCGGCGCTGCAGGGCGTGCTCACGGCCGGCATCACCTATGTCGCCGATCCGGACACGACGAACACGCTCGGCATCGATCTCACGCAATCGGCCGGAATCATGCCGACAAGCGCGACGCACGCCGATGCCGATGCGTTGCGCACCCTGGCGCTGATCAGCGACGCATTCACAACGACCGTTCCCAGCACCGGAGAGATGATTGCCTACGGCACCGCTGCGGCGACGGGACTGTACACCAGCGACCTGACCTATCTCAGGAGGGGCGTGCTCGGCACTGTCGACCGCGGTCACTCCATCGGCGCGTTCTTCACCCGGTTCGATCTTTCCGAACTCGGCCTGCCGACGAACTCGGCGCTGATCTGGAACCTGCCGCCGCAATATATCGGCGCCTCGCTCGTCCTGAAGCTGCAGAGCTTCAACAATTTCGGCAACGCGCTCGAGGATATCTCGACCGTCACTGCCTATTCCTACACGCCAAGTGGCGGCGGTTACGGCGGCGGCAGCGGCAGTGTCCCGACCACACCGACGGGATTTGCCGGCTATGCGCGCGGGACGAGCGGCAACGGTTACAACCAGCTCCTGTGGAACGCCAATCCGCTGGCCGATATCGTACAGTATTACACCGTGCAGCGGCGCGTGCACAGCATCGGTTCGTACACGACCATCGGCACGACGGCGAACACGATCTTCTACGACAACAGCGCCGCCACCGGCATTCAGTACGACTACCAGCTGACGGCACACAACGCGAACGGCGACAGTTCGGCCGCCGGTCCAGTCACCATCACCACGAACTAAGGCGCGCGCCTCCGGCGGCAGCGCATCAAAGGACTCCAGCATGACAGTGCAAGGCCCCATCGTGCTCCAGGCGCCAGGACCGAACATCGTGTTCGGCACGGCGCCTTCGGGTGCGTCCTACACATCGGATTCCAACGGCTTTATCGCCGTGCTCGGAACGACGATCAATCAGGCCAGCGATATCGCCTTTCTTCTTACCGCCGGGTGCGTCTGCCTTTCCCCCGGCGGCTTCGGCGGCAATTCGAACCAGACCGGCACGTCCTACACGGTGCAGCTCACCGACAACGCACAGGAGATTGTCTGTACGAATGCGGGCGCCTTCACGCTCAATCTGCCGAAGACGTTCCCGGTCGGTTTCTTCGCCAATGCCACGCAGGGCGGGGCCGGCACCGTGACCGCCAACGCGCTGTCCGGCGCTTCGACCGTCGGTGCGCATCAGACCACGAGCGGACAATACCTCCAGCTCAAATGCGTGGTGATCGCTAACAGCGACGGCAATTCTGCCGTGTGGGACACGATCCGGGTGGGCGCGTAGCACCATGCCATCGAGCAGCGAAGCGATAGGGCGTTAAATAATCATGGCCCTCAACAACGCCTCCTATTCGTTCTCCTGTACGGTAAAGCAGGCGAACAACCAGCCCTACGACCTGACGGGCAAGTCGCTCGTCATGGGCTTCAAGAATTCGACGGGACCGACGGGAACCGGCTTCACCACGATCCAGACCTCCGACAATTCCATTGCCGTACAGTCTCCGGCAACCAACGGCATCTTCGTTGGCACGCTTTCCAAGCTCCAGATGGCCGCGATGGCGCAGGGTACCTGGTACTGGGACATGCTCGACATCACCAATTCCGATTTGCCCATTGCGATGGGGGCGGGAATTCTGCTGGTGCAGCAGGGCATTACGCAGTCGGCCACGCCGGTCACGCCATCACCCGGGCTTCTCATGCCGGGCTTTTCCGATTCCATCTCGGTCGTCATGCCTGGAGATTCGATCGTCCTGACGATGGCGCCGCAGGGCCCGCCGGGAACGGGCGCGAGTTTTGCGCCGCAGAGCGTGCCGAGCGCGCCGGCGGAAGGCTTCCTCGTCTACTGCGATTCCGCCGACGGCCTTCTCAAGGCGATTTCTTCGAATGGCAACATCACGGATCTGGCGCTGCCATGAAGCTGCGAAATCCTTTGCTTGCTGGCGCTTTGCTGGCCGTGTGGGTGGGCGCGGCGGCGCTGACGGCAACCGAATCCACAAGCCTGTTCGCCTTCACACCCTACACGCTGGCGCGCGCGCCGAAATGCACGGTTCGTTCGACCACCACTGGGGCGTCCTGCCCCGACGCCACGACAGCGCTCAACAACGCGGCGAACACGGCCGTTTCACTGGGCGTCACCCTCACCATCGATGGCATGTACGCCGTTGCGCAATCGCCGGGATTTGCCATTCCCTCCGGCCTTACCGTGGAATTCCGTCCCGGCGCCTGTATCGTCCAGCAATTCACGCCTGGGAATACGAACGGCGTCATCGGCAACGCGAACTATACCGTCCAGGTCAGCAACGTCACCGCGTACAACATGCGGGTGTGCGGCGATCCAAGTCATAGTCTTGGAGGAAGCGCCTACCGGCTGAACGTTGCAAATTCCGTGTTCTTCTACCCGACTGTAGATCATACTGGCGCGCCAACAGGCGGCCGCGCATACACGATTGTCGCGCAGAATTCGCAGTTCATATTCCCGACCTTCTATGATCCGTATCCCAAGACAGGGAACGGAGCTTTCCGTTTCGAGGGATGCACCGACAGCCAGGTCATCGGCGGCTATGGCGTTTCCGGCGACGGGACATGGCAGTTCTCGCCTCCGATCAACGGCACCGTCCCGAATCAAAGTATTGTTCGCTGCTATTTCGACAATGTAGGAGGCGAATCCCTGGACGGCGAATTTTTCTCCGCCCAGCTGCACATCGAAGGCGCCAGCGAAAACCAGCTCGGCAGCCTCTGGCCGACCAATACCGCTGGCGTGAGCACGGGATACACCGCCAACACAGTTCACGATTGCGACCATTCCATCAGCGGCACGGTCACGCCGTGTCAGATCGAAGTCCTTCAGGTCAGCGGCGGGGCGATCACGCAGGCGGCTGTGGTCACGCCCGGGGCATACACCTTCGGCGGCTCGCTGCCGAGCACTATGCATCTGGACGGCGACAGCAGTGCAACGTTCAATGTCCAGTGGGTCAATGCGTGGCAGGGAACGAACTGCATCATCGATTCAGGGATTAGCGGCGCGCCGGGGCAGGCAATCTCGGGGCGCGGACTTGCGATCGGCAACGAAGGTTCGAACGGCGCGCAATGCCTCGGTCGCCCCGCGATCGACGGGTTGACCATCGCCAACCTGACCATCGACGATTCGCAGGACCAGCAATCGTCGCAGGTGATTTCAATCAGTGCCTCGGATTACGCGCATCCGATCGGCAAGGTCACGTTCAACAGCATCAGCGTTCCCGACCCGTTCAGCGCCTGCGTCGATATCTCCGGGCCGGTGGCGGGAGCCATATTCAACGATCTTTCCTGCGGCAGGTCGCATCAGGGGCTGGTCGGTTATCTGTCCGCCACGGCAGCACCGAACGCAACGAGCGCGACACTGGCGGCCGGGCCGTGCAATCTCATCAAGAGCGGCGATATCGTCGGCATCCTGCTCGACAACGACTACCAGGCCAACGGGGCCAATGCGAATAAGGTCCAGAACGTAACACCGAGCTCGAATTGCTCGGCCGGGTCGATTTCTCTCGGCACCGGCCTTCTCGGCCGCGCCTCGGCGGGGCTGGCTGCCGTCTATGACTACAGCGAACAGGTGTACAATCTGACCGCTGCCGCAAGCGGTTCTCCCGCCACGATCACGCTGCAAGCGGTCGGGCAGGTCAACGCGACGGATCAGTACATCCTTGTCTGCAATGACGGCACCTCCGTTTCCGGATCGGTCGCCAGCGTCAACAAGACCACCAACCAGGTCACGCTCGCCAACGCGTGTACGAGCGGGGCGAATGCCGGCAATCAGTTTGCGGACCGCACTGTCAACAGCGCCCATGCCGTCGTGACGACCGAGGGCGTCCGCGGCGCCACGTTCAATGATTTCATCGGCTATGGGGCCGATGCGTCGATCTTTTCGCTCGGCGGGCTGAATGGCTCTCCAGTCCCGAGCTCCGACGTCATCATCAACAACCCGACGCTGCGCGATGTCGCGAACGCATCCACGGGAATCAACTATTCCAATTGCGCGCATTGCCCGTGGACCGGCGGGACGATTTACGCCACGGCCGGGTCCGCCGGGACGAACGCCGCCTCCTATTCGACGACAATTCCCACAGGAACGGACAATCTTGCGGTTGCCATGACCGCCATGGCGGGCAACAGTACGATCCAGACCGAAAATCCCGGCCTGTTCGCCTACGCCAAGCCGTTCTATGCCAAAATCGATTCGGAGATCGTGTACGTCCAGAGAGGCATGGGTACGCCGAACTGGACGGTCAATCGCGCCTTGCTCGGCACGTCCCTGTCTTCGCATTCCGTAGGCGCCGCCATCACGATTGCACAATCAGGCGTGACGGACAGCCCCATGGCGCTCGTCGACGTCGGCGACCTCGGCTATACGGATCCTGCCAACGCCATCGGCCATTATCAGCCCGGGCAGGGGAACGATCCGCAATCGCTGCTCGGCGTCAACTGGCAGCGCACCGGCATCAACCAGGGCTCGTCTTCCGGCACGGTCGCCTTCACCGATGAATTCCCGCAGATCAACTGGACCGGAACCGGCGCGATCACGGGCGTGACGTTCTCGACCTCCATGCCGCCCTTCAAGACGAATTGCCAGCGCTGGTACAACAAGAACAACACCGGCACCGTGGCGATTTCGAACGGCACCGGAATCCACAATACCGGCGCATCCTCCTTCAACCTGACGCAAGGCGGCTACGCCGGCTACTGCCTCGATCCGACGCTGCAGGCCCTCTACCAGGAATTCGGCAGCGCGAACTAGCGCTGAATCTCACCCTTCCCACGGAGTATCCCCGCATGAAACGCTGGTTTCTCGCCGCGCTCTTTTGCCTTGTGCCGTTCGGTGCAATGGCACAAACGACAAAGGCGCAATACACCAACGGCGACGGCTCGACTTCGCCCGGGGTGACGATCTCATGCCCCGATCCGAACAATGCAGGAAAGACAATCGCCTGTCCCGGCTCCGGCGGCACCGTCACGGCCAATCAGGGGAATCCGAATGCGGGGGGCGTGCTGTCGTGGCCCATGATGCTGTTTGACAGCATCGGCAACGCGATTTCGTCCACAATCGTCAACAGCCTTAATTCCCTGAACGTGAACATCAGCGGCGTCAATGGCGTTGTTGTGGACCCCACCCAGCCGTCGCGTGTGTACGATTCCTATACCGGCGTAAATCTGAACGCGAATGCGACGACGGTCATCTACACAGGAACCGGGACACTCGAAACGGTCTGCATCAACAAGAAAGGTGCATCGGCCAACACGCTGCAATTCTTCGACAACACGGCGGGCAGCGGCACGACGATTACGGGCCAGATTGACACGACGGCCGGAACGCCTCCGTTTTGCGCGAAATACAGCTATCAGTTCAATACCGGACTAACGGCCGTGATGGCGACTGGAACTGCGGCTGACGTTTCCATAACGTACATCACAAAGCAATGATGCGGCCCATTCGCCTCGCAGCCTTAACGGCGGCTTTGTGCGTATGCTCTACGCTCGTCTTGGCGGGTCAGTTGCGCCCCTACCACGAAGGCTGGACGCCATATCAGCTTTCCCCGTCCGCATGGTGGAGCGCGCGCGATTACACCTACCGGATGACCGACGATGGCGGCGGACTGATTTCCAGCTGGAGGGGCAGGATTGCCGGGCTCGCCGTCACGGCCACCACAACGGCTCGCGGAACGTGGAGCAACACGGCTTTCCCCGGAGGCTTCCCGGGCATCACGTTTGACGGCGCAGCAAATACCTACGTCGCCACAACGCTGACGACGCTTCCGACCGGATCGGCGGCGGGAGCGATCATGATGGTCGCGTACTCCGCCATCTCAAGCGGGGCCACAGCGATTGAGTACGGCGGCACACAAAACGGCACAGCGATAGATCGAAAGCTCGCCCTTTCGAGCGTCGGCAAATCGTTCGCGACGGACGGCGCAACAAACACGCAAGTCAGCAATACCGCGCTCGCGAGCGGCGACGGCGGCCACATCATCTATGGTGATTGGTCCGGTACGTCCATGAATGCCTATCTCGACGGAACGCCAAACCCGTCGATCCCGACCACTATTGCAACGCTTGCGACAGGTACGGCGCGCATCCGCATAGGCGCCAACAACGGCGGTTCCGCGAGTGGCTTCTGGAGCGGCGTCATTTCCGAAGTGATTATCCTCCCCACCATTCCCACAACCGACCAGCGTCAGCGCCTGGAAGCGTACTTCGCATGGGAGTACGGCCTTCGCAGCAAACTCCCTCTCACCAACCCCTATTGCAACATCACACGTTGCTACCAGCCCGCACGATGAAAAAATATCTGCTCGCCCTTTTGCTTCTCGCGCCAGTTGCGGCTCATGCCGCAGGATGGTCGTTTTTCGGGCAGAAAAACACGCCGTCTTGTTGTGCGGTCACGGTCGTCGGGACAAGCGAGCGCATCCCCGAATACACGCACCAGATGACGGGCACCGACCAGCACATGACGTGCGGCTGGCCGACCTATCTGCCTCATGCGACATCGGAACTGACCGCGAGCTTCTACAATTTCTACGTTGGGACCCAGTCACCTACCGGGCAGACAATCCGCATCGTGCAGGCTAACATCATCGGGGGCGGCACCACTTCCGGCACCGGAACGGCGTATGTGCCTTGGACATTTGGCGGCTCGCGCTCCGTGTCCATGGCATGGAACGCCGCCGACGTACACACCGATACGATTTATCCGTATCAGATGGGCCTTACAGGCGGCGTGTTCCCGGCTGGGCTGTACTGGCTGCGAACAGTCATTGACGTTGGGCAGGTCGGGGGCGTGCTGCCAACCGGTTACTACATGTCTGCAAGCGGAGAATTTTCGTACACCTACGATCCGAACTCAGTGGCCGATCCCGCCATCGACACGACGGCGGCTCTCAACAATACCGCAGGAATGCACTTCTTCGGCTACTGTTACGCGCCTGTTCTTCTCGGGCGGTTTACGGCGGCGCAGAGCGTTTACGCCATTCTTGGTGATAGTTGGACCACCGGGACAGGCGATGTTCCGCCTACGGCTCCGACCTATGCGTACAGCTTCCCCCAGCGGGGGATGTTCGACAACAGCAATAATCCGTTTTATGCCAGTCTCGACATGGGAGTTGGAGGGCAAGACGGCGCTACCTTTCTGTTGAACACGCCGCAGATGATCGCGCGCCGCGCTTACCTGAGGTACGAAAACAAGGGGTTTGAAGAGTACGGGATCGTCTGCATTCTCAACGGCTGCACACTCGCCAGCCTGGAATCAACAGAACTTCAAATTTGGGCCACCATGCGTTCGGCAGGAATAACCTGCATTACGCGAAGCCGCACCGGGCCACGTACACATTCAACAAACAATTGGGACGACGAGACCAACCAAACCTATTGGAACTCGAACTTCGGTCCCGGTGGAGAAGTCTCCCAATACGATACGTGGCTGGTGAGTCAGCTGGGACAACCGACCGGAGTTAACTCGTTAATGGCCACGACGCCATTTCAAGGCGTCGATCCATTCAAGTGGATCACGAACGGTACAGACTTCTACGGCACGCCGGACGGCGAGCATCCGAGTCTGACAACGGCGCTTGGTATCGGGCCGACGTTTCAAGCGGCTTTGTGCTGACTATGGCGACTACAATCTTTAATCGCCGCCGAAGAAATAGCGCCGGTAAGCCGTAATCCAATCGTGTGACATAGCCTGCTGCGCATCGTGCAGCAGAAGCCGATGATCACAGACCATCTTGTGCAGATGGTTTTCGAGCCGATCTTTTGTTCCTGCACCCCAAGGTGCTGAACGCGGTTCCGGCCATAGATTGCGCGGATCGTGTGGCGAACCGCCGATCTCTAGCGGGATCAGGTGATCTTCTTCGAAGTCTCGCATGTGATCGGCCATGTCAGTGCGCGCCATCTGTCGATGCTTTAAGGCCGATGTGTAGTGCGATGGCGGCCTGACACTCTTCGCGTAGCCCTTTACGCAAATTGTACGATCAATGTTTTCCTGCGTAACTGCCGGATCAATTGCGCCTGGGGTGATTGCTGCATCGGGCAATCGTCCTGCCAAAGATGCAGCAAATAGCAGCGCAATAATCATCCCCCTTTCCTCCCACAATCCCCCTTACCGGGCAAGACGGATGGCCGGAATGATCGATTGGAACTTCATCCGCTCGCTCGAAAACGCCCACGGCGTCGATGCCTTGAAGGGCTACGTCCCCAATTCCGGCAAGAGCGGGGTAACGATAGCGACGGGCTGCGATCTGGGCTGGATCACGCCCCGGGCCATGGCGCAGCTTCCGATCACGCTGCAGGCCGCGTTGAAGCCCTATATAGGCGCAGTCGGCCAGGTAGCGGAAGCCGTGCTTGCCCGCGCTCCGCTAACGATATCCGAACCCGATGCCGATGCCATCGACCGGGTGACATTCGGGGATGATACCGCAGCGATCTCAAGCGCCTACACGCGGGATTCGGGAACGTCGTTTCTTTCGCTTCCGGATCGCGCGCAGACGGTGATCTGTTCGCTCGCTTTTCAATACGGGACCAACCTCGCGCGCAGGACCCCGCGCTTCTGGCATTTCGTTTGCGTGCGCGACTGGAACGAAACGGTCGATGACCTCCGCCATTTCGGCGATGCGTACGACACCCGCCACAACAGGGAAGCCGATTACCTAGCGCCGCTGTGTGGGGGACACTGAAGGGAAGTTTTGCCGAATGTCGAAGAAATTAACGCCATCACAAAAGCTGGCGGCAATCTCGCGCATCTATGAGACGCGCCGCAAGGTGAAGGTACAAGGTCACACGCTCACAGAAAGCACGCACGCCTATTATAACCTTGAAGGCGCGATCATTGACATCACGGTTAGCAAGGGAAAGTGCGACCGCGTTTGCTTGAAAACGCTAAAGCGTGTTGCCAAGCAGCTAGCAGAAATTGGCAAGGTTCTCGAAGACCGCGCCTGACATGCGTATCCTCGTTCTCGCCCTTCTGGCGCTGAATTGCTGTGCAAATGTGAGGCCGGAAGCCGGACTGTGCGATGTACCGGCGCTATTGCCGATGCGATCCGTGCCTGCCCCTGTACCATGGCACATAACGGACGGATGCTGGTTTGTCGGGATAACGGCGAAGGTGTGAGGACTGTTGCGGCGGTTGCCCCCTGGTTCTCAAATCAGGACACCCGACCGCCCTACAGTCTGGCGCACCCGCAGTGGCGCGCCGCCGGACGCTGAGTGGCAGAAGTGAGGGCCTGAGCCGCCCGACGCGCCCCTGACATACCACACGGCCCCTGAAACTCAACGCCATTCCGCGCCCCTCGCGCGTGATCCGCCGCCGGACGGAATCCGGCAAACCCCGCATGAAAGGAGAATCCTCATGCACGTCGATAGCACTTCGGATAAGCGCACCGTCAATAACACCATGCGCCATCAGTACCGCGTCTTGAATGACGCGGAGAAGGCCAACATGGAGAAGATCAAAGACTTGGGGCTCGCATTCCACGATTTCATCGAAGGAATTGGCCAGAGCCGCGAAATCTCGCTCGCAAAGACCAAGATTGAGGAAGCGGTCATGTGGGCCGTGAAGCATATCACGAAATGAGCGCGTCGAGCCAGTGTCATCACCCTGATTTGCACTTCGATCTGCATCATCAGGGGTTTCACGACACGAACATTCATTATCTCGAAATCAAAGCGCGTTGTACGGTGTGCGGAGTGCCTATGAAGTTTCGCGGCTGTCCGCTAGGCGTCACGCCCGCACACCCGACAATGGCTTTGGACGGGTCAGAAATTCGAGTGCCGTTTACCGGCGAAAACGAAGAGTACGACGGGAAGTCCATTGGCTTTGTCGGAAAACAAGTAGCCTAGATTAGCCGCGAACAACCCATCGATGCGGCGATACCGCCGGCATCAAACCCCGCAATAGGAGCATACAATGAGCATTCTCACCTATTTCGAAAGCCTCGGCGTCGACCTCGCTGCGGAAGCCGCGAAAGTCGGGATCGAACTCGAGCATCTTGGCCAGAAAGAGATTGGCACTGCCGTTGCCGATTTCGATTCGCTAGCCAAAGTCGGCATTCCCTTCGCCGTGCAGGCGATCAAGGATCAGATACCGCAGGTGATCTCCGGCAAGGAAAAGTTCTCTGCCGCCGTCACTGTGGTGTGGGAGAAATTGCAGGCGCAGTTCGGCCCGGTCGTCCAGCAGGACGTCGAATCCATCGTGCAGGATACCTGGAACGGGCTGAAGTCGATCGCGAGCAACCTCTAATCCCAACGGCTGGCCTAACCAGCCCGACAGCGCGCGGGAGTTGTCCCCTAACCCCCTTCGGCTTCCGCGCGGACTGTCTATCAAGCAGCTTGGTCGACACTTTGTCGGTCGAGCCTCCCAAAGGTGTTGAAATGCACAATGTCGATATCACGCCCATCTGGCAGATCGCAGACCAGACCATCGTTCAAGTCGCCACCGTGGCTATCCCGATTGTCGGGGCTTGGTTCGCTTGGCTGCTCCAACGCTATGCACCGAAATTCATCCCGGCATGGCTGGAATCGAAAGCGAGCGCCGATCTAAACACCGCCCTGCAAAACGGCGTCAGCATCGCGCTCAACAAGGCGCAGGCGTGGGAATCGGTTCATTCCAATGTGCAGGTGCAGGGCCAGGTAACCGCGTGGGCGGCGCAATATGCAGCCGATCATGCGGGGGATGCGATCGCACGCTTCGGCCTCTCGCCCGACCAGCTCGCGACAAAGGCGCTGGCCTTCATTCCAAAGCCGCCTGTTCCAGCGGCGCGCGTGACGTTGCCGGACGGAACGGCTGTCACCATCGGCAAGCCGTCGAATGTCGCCATTGCCGACGAAGCGGCCGAGACGGCGGCGCTCAACCGGCAGCAAGCCGCGAAGTGACCCGCGAGCGCGCCCGTACCATCGCACGCACGGCATGGGCTGCAATCGTAATTCTAGGCTTTGGGGCGATAGGACTCGCCATTGCGTGTTCTTGAAACAACCCGTGTAAAAGTTGGGGAGAATAATGGCGGACGAACTTTCAGCAGTCCAAGATTTTCAGGCCGTGACGCTTCCTTTGCACCGCGATCTCGGCCGCATCGAAGGGAAACTGTCGGCCGTTGAAGGTCGGCTTGGCGCCATGGAAGCCCGCGTTCTCCGCAATGAGACCATCACGGAGGAAGGTTTCCGTCTGGCGGCCAACGAGCGGGAAAAGAGCGCGGAAGTGATCGAAACCAAGGTCGACAACATCGAAAAGACGCTGGGCGACAAGATCGACGGAGTACAGAAAGCCGTTGCCGACATGGCCCTGAAACAGGCTGCAAAAGACGGACGATCCAGCGGCGGCCAGAGAATGTTGTGGACTGTTGGATCAATCGCTTTTGCTGGCGGAACGCTGCTTGCCAGCATCATGCAGATATTCTGGCACCACTGAATTCGTCGGGGCGTTTCATTCTTGGAGGTACAGATATGTCGCTGGGACTGATTTTGATTATCGTGCTGATCGTCGTCCTTGCGGGCGGATGGTATGGCGGATGGTACGGACCTCCCGCTCCCGGAACCGGGCCCGTGTTCTATCGCGGGCCTTATCTCGGCGGCGGACTCGGTCTTGTGCTCATCATCATCGTGATTCTGGTGTTGCTCGGGCGAATCTGACGCGCTGAACGATACAGACTGGAATAGGGCCGCTGGCGGGGAACCGCTGGCGGCTTTTTCATTTTGTACGCCTACCTGGTGGCGCGATGTACGCATTGTCCAGTCCCAGCGCTCGGCCAAGATAGGACGGATCGACCGCGCTCTCCAGCACGATCTCGACGGCGCGGGGGATGGGCGTGTCGCCTGCGATCCAGCGGCGGCAATGGCGATCGGTGACGCCGAGTTTCTCCGCCGCCTCACCCTGCGACCAGCCGAACTGCTCCAGTATCTTGCGGTAGCGGGAGGGGGTCATGTCATGTCCATCCCATAGGGCTGCCGGCGTTGGCGAGCAGCGTGATGGCGCGGCGTACATTGGGATCGTCCATGCCGCGCTTGGCCCGGTAGGGACTGCGCGCCGGCACGTATCGCTTGGCTGATTTGTCATAGTCCATCGCGCCGGGATAGAGCGCGATGAAGCGATTGATGTCGAGGCTCGCCTGAGCCGGCGAGATGCCAAATACCGAGATGATATCCTCCCGGCATAGCGTACCGCGTGCAGAGAGGCGCCAGTCGATGTAGTCTTGGCGCCTCTCGGATGCCCAATCGCTGCGGCTCATCAAATTTCCGTAAGGTCGGAAATATAGGCCGGTGTCCGTACGCCACTATCCCACGCGACCTCAACTCGCCTCGCGTCAATTACGCCGAGAACGCGGCCAGTGTCGTGGTCCTCGCCAATTCCGCCCTCGACGCGCTTTCCGACCAGAGCGCGGGCAGTCTTGAGATTACGATTCGGGTGATTTGTCAT